AAGAAATGGGCGCAACTACAAAATTCAGTGCTTCTGAATCTGCAGCGGCGCTGAATTATATGGCAATGGCCGGCTGGAAAACAGAAGATATGCTGGGCGGTCTGGAAGGTATCATGAACCTGGCGGCTGCGTCCGGGGAAGATTTGGCTGCAACGTCTGATATCGTGACCGATGCGCTCACAGCATTCGGCCTGGCGGCAAGTGACAGCGGACATTTTGCAGACGTTCTGGCAAAGGCCAGCAGCAATTCCAATACCAATGTTTCGATGATGGGTGAAACATTCAAATACGTGGCACCACTTGCCGGGGCAATGGGTTATTCCATTGAAGATACAGCGGTGGCAATCGGTTTAATGGCCAATGCCGGTATCAAAGGCAGTGAAGCAGGTACAGCGCTTCGAGCAACACTGACAAGGCTTGTAAAACCACCTGCAGATGCTGCAGCAGCACTGAATCAGCTGGGTATCACTGCAACAAATGCTGATGGAACCATGAAGCCACTTGGTGAAACATTGGTGGAATTGAGGGCGGCTTTTGCGAATCTGACCGCAGAAGAGCAGGCAACAATGGCTGCATCTATCGCAGGGCAGGAAGCAATGTCCGGCTTATTAGCCATTGTCAATGCAAGCCCAGCGGATTTTGAGAAATTAACCACAGCTATTGGCAATGCCAATGGCACTGCAGCTGAAATGGCTGCTATCATGAATGACAATTTGCAAGGGCAGATAACGCTTTTCCGTTCTGCTCTTGAAGGGTTAGGTGTTGCCATTTATGAGAGCATGGATGAACCACTATCAAACATGGTCAGCACTGCAGCCGGATATCTCACAGAGTTAAATGAATCATTTAACCGGTTAGGATATGTTGGTCTGGTTGGAACGTGGCGCAGAATCTTGTCTGATATGCTCACTGCTATATCAGACAATGCACCAGATATGATTGACGGTGCAGCGGAACTGATGCAAAACTTTCTGCTGACAATCGCTGATAATTCGGACGAAATTGCAGAAGCAGGTGTTCAGATTGTGATTGCGCTGGCAGAAGCGGCAATTGAAACAATACCGGAGCTTGCCAATGTCGCATTTCAGATATTAGTGAGCCTGGCAAAATACATTGTGCAGCACCTTCCGGAGCTGGCACCTGTTGCGGCTCTTTTGATTGCAAAGTTTGCAGCAAATATCCTTTTGAATAAAGCAAAGCTTTTTGAGACAGGCGGCAAGCTGATAAAAGAGCTGGCATCAAAGCTGAAATCCGATGGTGTAGCGAAAATGAAGGATGTAGGGAAAGGCATTGTGGATGGTGTTATCAGTGGCATCAAAAACAATGCCGGGAAACTGCTATCTTATATCAAAGACTGGGCAAAAAGCATTTTAAGCAATGCAAAAAAGGCTTTAGGTATTAACAGTCCATCGAAGCTTTTCCGAGACGAAATAGGGGCGAATTTGGCGCTTGGTGTTGAAGAAGGTTTTGAGGATAAATACAAAGCAATGGCAGATAAAATGCGTGGCATTATCGGTCAGCAAACAGCAAAGCTGTCTGCAAGTTTGAGCGTTGACAAAGGGCAGCCGATTCCGGCCGGTGCGTCTGGCGGTGGAACAACATCTATCCCGGTCAACATTTATTATCAGTCTGCAGGTGGCACCGATATTGATGCAAAACGTCTTGGCCGGAAGTTTGGCCAGGAAATTGAAAAAGAATTGAGATCGAGGGGCGTGAAATAACATGGATATACCAGCTGGAAGCTTTCAGTTCGGAACGCATAACAGCCTAAAAGACTGGGGAATTGTAGTGAACAACTATGATGTGCTTTTACCACCAAAGAGAGAAAGAAAGCTGACTATCCCTGGGCGCTCCGGAAGATATGACTATGGCTCCAAACTATATAATGAACGCACACTCGTTATTGAATGCTATCTGGAACGGCAAATCACAAAAGCAGAGCTGCGTGAGATTGCCTATGCGTTGAGTGAAAAGAGAAATCTGACACTATGGCAGGAACCGGACAAGCACTATGTGGCGGAACTGTATGATCCATCAGAAGTGACAGACTTCCCGATGGAGATTATGCGTGAATTCACGCTGACTTTTGTGTGTGAGCCATTTGCTTATGGCGATGCAACGGAAGCTGTTATTGCCGATGGCGTCAATCATATTGACTATAAAGGCACTGCAGAAGCGCCTTGCAGAATCATTATTGAAAATCCAAACAGTTATGATGTGAGCAACATCATCATCACAGCGATTAAAAGGGGGTAGGAGAAATTGTACGCTACAAACTATTTGGAAAATGCCATATTGAACGCCATGCGCGGTGTTACATTCAGCAGTCCGGCCAATGTTTATGTCGGGCTGTTTCTGTCCAATCCAACGGATACAGGGACAGCCGGCACAGAAATCAGCTATGCAGGATATGCAAGACAGAGAATCGCATTTTCTGAACCTGCTCTGAATGGCAGCAATATGTACATTCACAATACAGAGCAGATCAACTTCCCAAAATGCGAACAGAATGCCGGCACTGTTGTTTATATCGGAATCCTGGACAGTGCTTCCGGTGGGAACATGATTGCATATGGCAAGCTGACAGAAGAGCTGATTGTAAAAGGCGGTGATGCACCGGTACTTTTGACCGGAGAGGTTGAATTTTATTTGACAGGCAGTATGTCCAATGCTTTCAAGACAAAGGTATTGAACATCTTCAACGGCCAAACATTGAAGGGTTTCAGCTCTTACCTGGCATTGTTCAACGGTAATCCAGAAAACGGCGGTGCTGAATTGTCCGGTGATAACTATGCACGTGCAGCCTTATCTTTAACGGCGCCAGCAGAAGCAGAAAGCGGACAGAATTATATTGAAAATTCCGAAGCAATCAGCTTTAACCGTCCATCGGGCAACTGGGGAACACTCAACTATACCGCTATTTTTGATGCAGCTGCATCGGGAGAACCGGTATGGGTGCAGGCACGTTCTGCAGCACGAGAAATCAAAAAGGGTTATTTGCCTGTTGTGGCAGCTGGCGGCATAAGGGTGGCGATTAACTAATGAACAATCGTAAATTCAGCCTTTCACGATACAGTCTGGGCGATATTGAATCCAGCACTGATATTAATATTGTAATGCACGTGTCGGAAAAGATAACCTGTACTGCAGGTATCGGCGGTGACCTTCCGCTGTCAGAAAAATTTGATACGGCAATCCTGGGCAAACAGCGCCTTACACTAGCCTTTGTTGAAACATTTGCCGGTGAAGAATCCTTGCACGCAGTGACAACGTGCCTGGCCAATCTGATGATGGATGATGTGAAGGTGGAAGAAGCGCTGCTTGTTGATGCCAGAGCCTTGCTTGATGTGCATTTAGATGAATCAATGAGCGAAAATCTGAACAGTGCAGCTTATTTATCCTGTGACACGCCTGTTGCTGCCAGTTCATCTTCTGCACTGCAGGCAAAGGCGGCAATTGCTGCAGATATGCATTATTCAATCATAGCTAGTGAAGCATTGAACAGCGATATTGTTGCCGTTAACCTGGAGCGTGAAGTTGCCGTTCTGAATGTCACAATTCCGGCCGGCGGCAGGCTGATTATTGACAGTGATTTCTTCACAGCTACATTGAACGATGAAAATATCATTGATTTGTACAGCGGTGATTGGATTTCTCTTTGTCGTGACCTGCTGGAACTGGATGTGGACAGCGGAACAGGGGGCAATTTAGTCGGAAAGGTTATCTATACAGAGAGGTACTTGTGATGCTTGAGGTATACGATAAAGAACTGAAAAAAATAGCGATTCTGGAGAACGCCGTGCAGTTGAGTGAAGAAATTCGCATCAATTCTGTCGGCTATTTTTATTTCAGCTTGCCATACAACGATATGAAGGTGCAGCACTGCAAGCCATTCCACTTCATTCGCTACAACAATGGCGACTTCTATCGAATCATGCCCAAAATCGTGTACCGGGATGAAAACGGCTTGAACACTTACCAGTGCGAACACGCCATTGCAACGCTGATTGACAAAGTGCTGTATGGCTATCACACAGTTGGCGGCCGGGGATATTACACGGATGAAGTCATTCGTTATGTTCTGGCGCATCAGCAGGTGAAACACTGGCAGCTGGATATATGCGAATTCAACAGGCAGTTTGAATACGGATGGGAGCAGGAAAGTCTGCTTTCGGCTCTATTCAGTATTCCAAACTGTTTCGCAGATAAGCACATATGGGCGTATGACTTCAGCACCTATCCCTGGAAGCTGTCATTGAAGGCGCTTGATGAAAATGCAAAGCCTGCGGCATATGTGCGGAACAAAAAGAATCTATTATCGCTTGAAGTTGTTTCAGATCCTACGATGCTTTGCACCAGGCTGTATCCATTGGGATATGGAGAAGGTGTGAACCAGTTAGGC